TGGTGTCACGAAGAAAGAGGATCCCAAAGATCCTCTCGACGCAATCAAGAAGGCGCATAGCGAGCCGATAGCATATCGGCTTTCAAAACCGGTTCTATGATTTGAACCGTAGACATCTCTGAAAAAGGAGGAACCTAACCATGGATCCACGAATGCTTCAGATGTATGGAATTACCCAAGAGACGATAGCCATGCTCCAGAAGACACAGCCCCAGGACATGGCAGTATTGCAGAAGGCTTTTACCCAAGCGCTTGGCCTCGTGTGGTACGATCTCGAACCCTCTGCCAAGTTGCTCTATCCCGTGATCACACCCCTTCGAAACATGATCCCTCGTGTTTCAGGAGCGGGAGGCACGGCGACAAACTGGAAGGTTATTACCGCGATCAACGCGAACGGTCTCAGCCCGGGTGTCTCTGAAGGGAACCGGACGGCTAAGATCACGACCACCGCGGCCAACAAGACAGCCTCTTACAAGGGGCTCGGCCTTGAAGACTCTGTGAGCTTTGAGGCAGATTATGCGGCCAAGAACTTCGACGACGTGAAAGCTCTGGCAGTCCTCGGATTGCTTCGGTCTCTCATGATCGCGGAGGAAAAAATCATTCTCACGGGCGTTGCAGGATATCAGATTAATAGTGGAAGCGCAGCTCCTACTCCCACGGCAACAAAATCGGGCGCCGGAGCACTTGCCTTTAACCAGACACTTCATTGCAGATATGTTCCGTTGACCCCCGAGGGACTTGCTCAAGCCTCCGTTGCTGGGGGTATTGTTCAGTCCGTGACCAGAACGAATGTGGATGCTTCGAATGACACCTATAACGGTGGATGCGGAAGGATCTCTGCAGCCAACAACGCCAACACGGGAGCGTCAAATAACAGCGTGATCTTTGCAGTTCCTGCGGCCAATGTGACCGCAAAGACACTTAGAGGCGCTGCGGGTTATGCCTGGTTCACTGGCGATGCTAACGTGGCAGCAAATCTCTATCTTGCGGCGATCACGACCGTTCCGACGTACACGGCGACCGCCAACGCTACGGGCACTCAGACTGCCAACGATCTCGACACCGGAAACGATTTCTCGAACGATGCCCTTGTCTTTGATGGTCTTTGGGGGCAGATCATGGACGCAAACAGCAACGCCTACTACCGAGATCTCGGCGGCAACAACCTGACAGGAGAGAATGGAACCCCTAACATTACGGAGCTCGATGTAGCTCTTAAATCTTTCTGGGATAACTACAAACTGAGCCCAGATTTGATGCTCATGGGCGCCCAGGAAGTAAAGAACATCAACGCGAAGATCATGGCTGGTAACGGCCTTCCCGTCATGCGTTTTAACATGGACGCAGGCCAGAGTGGAATCCCGACCTATACCGCAGGCGCGGTCGTCGGATCGTACCTCAACAAATACAGCATGAGCGGAGGGAGCCTCGTTCGATTGATGCTTCACCCGAACATGCCAGCCGGATCGATCATGTTTTACAGCTCTTCGATCCCTTACCCCCTCAGCAACGTTCCCAATCTGCTCCAGATGAAGATGCGGAGGGATTACTACCAGATCGAATGGCCATTGGTGAAGAGACAGTATGAATACGGCGTCTATGAAGACGGCCTGCTTCAGAACTACTTCCCGCCAGCCTTCGGTCTGTTGACGGGAATTAACGACGGCTGAGTTTAAGCAACCCGTAAGGTTTCGACCTTGCGGTGCGGGGCTCCCCTCGGGGCCCCTGCTTAAAAAGGAATTTAAGGAATGGTTAGACAATCTCAAACGAATGATCTTTGCGTATTGCAGGACGTGAAAGATTACTTGTTCCGTGGAGGAGGGAATCAGACGAACCTGGACGATAACCTCCTCCAACGGATTATCTCCGGGGCTTCCGAATGGATACGCCAGGAGACAAGCACAGAATTCACCGCGGGCAATGTGACAGAGATTCGAAGCGGAACGGGCGGGCGGATCATGTTCGTGAAGCGCCCGCCCATTAACTCGGTAACTTCGGTCCATATCGATGGGCAATTGATCTCGGCGAAGTCAAGCAACGTTGCAGATTTTATAAACAGCAGCGGATATTCATTCCAGGCGAACGGGTCTTACATTTCACTGTCTGGAAACATTTTCTCACGAGGGATCGACAATGTTCAGCTCATCTACAACGGCGGATATGCTGAGATCCCTTTTGATCTCGAGCAAGCCTGTATTGAGATGATTGGATTTACTTACAGAGAACTCGATCGCCTGGGGATGATAAGCAAGACACTAGCAGGAGAGACAATCACCTTCAGCGTGGAGGCTCTTAGCAAACGAAGCTGGGAAGTGCTTCAGCACTATAAGAGTCCGATTCCAAAGACATGAAGAGGAGAATCATGAAAAAAATATTCCTTATTGCGTTGATGGTTTTTGCCTTGTCTTTCGTTTATCAGATCTCCCTGGCCGCACCATTTCTGATCTGTGACGCATATCCATCTGGGGCATCTCAACCAACCTTTTTTAAGGTTAGTCTTGACGGTGCATCAGAAGTGAACACTCCCGCGTATGCTACTACGGGAGGCGTCATGATCCATTATGATGTCGGAAGCGTCTCTGTGGGGGTTCACTCCTGGACAGTCAGGGCGTGCATTGAAACAGATCCATGGGGTGGAGGTGGTTGCTCGGCTACGTCCCCTTTCTCCTCTACAAGACACGCAGTGGGAAGCGGGCCAAGCGCCCCCACTGGTACTGCCTTATCGGACCATTGATAGAGACAGGGGATCAACTTTATGTCTTTCCCGGGTCACCGGATGAACCGAACGTGTATCTTTCTTGGGAGTGAATCATGATCCGAGCAGCGATAGTCGGAGACCCTAAGATTTGAAGAGAATACGTCTATTTTTTATTACGACCGTGAGCATTATGATGACACCCAAAATAGAAACTCCAAGAAAAAATAAGCCGATGATTGTAATCGCCATATCCAGGGTCATGTTCCACCTCCTAAGAGAGGATGATATCACAATGGTAATATCAAGTAAAGGGAAATCGTCATGATTAGGGCTGTAATCGTCGGCGACCCTAACAGGGTGCCGCAATACATTCTGAGAAAGTTTCCTGAGATCCAGGGGGCCTGCAAAGCATCGATGGCTCGGCTTGTGATCGAACTTACAAGGAAGATCAAGGAGGAGAAACTAAGTGGTCAAGTGCTAAAAACTGGAAAGAAGGGAGGACATTTACGAAGAAGCATAACCGCCCATCCGCCGGAATCAACCGGAACTATCATAACGGGTAGGGTAGGAACCAATGTCGAATATGCGAGTATTCACGAATTCGGAGGCAAGACCCCCGCCCATGATATTTTTCCAAAACGCGGAAGGGCACTTGCTTTTAGGGCTTCCTGGGGTCCTGGACGGGGGAAGGAAGGGAAAGTAGTTTTCGCTCATGTTCACCATCCAGGTTCAGTTTTCCCAGAACGCTCTTTCATGCGGACGGCGCTGAACGAAATGAAACCTGAAATCTTAGCAGAGTTTGAAAAAGCCATTATGGAAGTGATCAGGTGATGATAACCCGTGAGAACATTTATTCCGCTCTTTTTGAACTTATTAGCGACCTTGCTGAGGCGAACGGCGTGGTTACTGTGGCGCGCAAGTTACGCCATTGGGCAGATGTGTCCGCCACAGAGCAACCGGCGATTTTTCAGATACAGAGGAATGAAGTTCCCGGGCAGACAAGAGGACTTCCGACAAAATGGAAGTTGAACGTAGATGTTTATGTCTATGTCAATTCTGGAGACGATCCGTCAGCTTCGCCTGCGAAATTATTGAATCCGATTCTTGACGCGCTTGAGGCGTTGTTTCCTCCGAGTGAGGAGAATGGACAGATTCAAACTTTAGGAGGGCTTGTGAGTCATTGTTGGATTTCAGGGACCATAGAAACATCTGAGGGCGTCTTGGGCGCCCAAGAAGTGGCGATTGTGCCAATCGAGATTTTAGCACCGATTTAACGGTGAAAGGAGGATATTAAGATGCCTACTTACGAATTTGGATCAGGAGTCATGTGGGCGACGCCCATGATCGATCTTGCGGGGAATAACGTCTCAAATCCGACGCCGATTCCCTTCGGGGCCATGCAGGACGTTTCGCTCGATATTGCGTACAGTGTCAAGGAGCTTTACGGGCTCTATCAGTTTCCGCTGGCGGTGGCCAGGGGAACAGCGAAGCTCACAGGAAAGGCGAAGATCGCGAGATTCCAGGCGAGGTTATTCAACCAGGTCTTCGGGGAAACCTTGTCTGCAAATGAGATCAAGGCCGTTTCTCTTCTGGCCGCGAATACTGGTGCAGCCAACAACTATAATACCGGGGTAGGATCTAATTTTTATCTTGATTTAGGCATTCAATATGCCAATGGCGTTCCCATGAACCGTAATACGACTCCTGGGTCAAACGGGCAATATGCTGTGAATTCTACTGCCGGAATCTACACTTTTAATGCATCAGAAAATAATACGTCGATTCTCGTCTCCTACGCCTATTATGCAAATAATACCGCCGGAAACTCGTGGACGATCAATAACCAGCTCCTCGGGTTGTCTCCGTTCTTCAAGCTAGTTCTCAATCAGCAGTTTCAGGGAAAGCAAGTTTCGTTGATTTTCAATCAATGCGTTTCGACCAAACTGACGTTCGCAACGAAACTGGAAGATTTCCATATCCCTGAGTTCGACTTTTCGATGATGGCTGATGCAAACTCCCAGATCGGTTTCATCAGCGTAGGAGAACAATAAACCATGACGGAACCAAAAATTGATGGAGAAAAATTGATTCTCGGAGGGAGGGAATTGATCGTCCCTCCCATCAATTTGAAGCGCCTCAAGAATCTGTTTCCTCTGATCGAATCGCTGACAAAGGAAACAGATACTTTGAAACAGATGGACGGCACGAGCCAAATCCTTCATGCAGCTTTGACCCGCAATTACCCGGAGATAACGCTTGATGAAGTCGAAGAGATGATCGATCTTGGAAACTTCATGTCCGTACTCAAGGCCGTCCTCGGAGGTTCAGGTTTCCTACCGGGGGGGATGGTGGCGGGGAACGTCCAGACTGGAACGAAATCTACGTCAACCTGATCAGAGAAACTGGTTGGACGTGGGAATATATTGATGAAAATATGACGCTTCCTCGCCTATACGCCTTTGGTCGATCATGGGCGGATCATCCACCGACCCACCTTCTCCTTGGCGCGTTTTTCGGAGTCAAGCCCGCTGGAAAGCAAGAAGAATCGAAGGGAAATCTTTCCGAACTCATCGGAGAGTTAGGAGCCGCAGGTGTAAAGATGGAAGGTCCCAAAAATGGCTGATGATAAAGAACTTCAGGTTAGAATAACTTCCGACACCTCTGGCCTCAAGGCCGGCACTCAAGAAGCCGCCTCGATCTTTTCATCCGCTACAACTCAAATTCAAACTTCAGCCGCCACGATGAACGGAGTCGTTTCCGGTCAAATGTCTCAACTCTCGGGAGCCTTTAGTAATGCTATGAGGGGTATGGCTTCAATGGCCGCGACACTTGGGCCAGCCATAGCGGGATATCTTTCTTTCAGAGGATTCAAGGACGCAATCGAAGGAGCTTTAAAATATAACGAGAGTGTCCATGAGCTTTCCGAGATCATGGGGATCGCTGCGGGTCAGGCCTCGGTTCTCAATATCGCCCTGCAGATGATCGGGAAGACCGCCGAGGATTACATAGCCGTCAATTTCAAACTTGCTCGACAGATCAAGTCGAATGAGGAAGATCTTAAGTCGTTGGGGTTGGTCACTCGCGACGTTAACGGGCATCTTTTGAATCAGACTGAAATCTTCCAGAACGCCATTTCAACAATGATGACCTACAAGGAAGGGACAGATCGTAACCAGTTCGCCTTGTATGCCTTCGGGCGTGGTGCGGCTGAAGTCATAGAGTATCAGCGTTTGACGAATAAGGTCATGGAAGAGGCCACGGCGCTGGCGAAAGACTATGGAATAGTCCTCACAGATCAGGGTGTAGAGGCGACGAAGCAGATGGGTGTCGCTCTGAATACACTTGGGGTAGCATGGAAGGCTGTCAAGATAGTTGTCGGAAACGAATTGCTTCCTGTTCTCAAAGAGATCATTCCTATTCTCAGAGATACGCTTGTCGATGCAGTTCACGTTTTGGGAACGGCGGTAAAGGGACTTGTGACTGCCTTTGAGTTTATACGGACGCCTGTTATCGCTGTCGTCGGAGCCGTCAATGCGGCGCTCTATTCTATGAGCGACCTAATCATGGGTATCCTGCGGGCGGCGATTCTTGCCATGAAAGGAGATTGGGAAGGGGCCTGGGAGGCACTCAAGACAAGCGTATCAACCGCGAACGGTGAATGGCTGACCTATAACAAAACGATTGTCAATACGGCCAAGGATTCTTGGAACAGAATAAAAGAAATCTGGTCTAAGAGCCCGATGGAGCCGTCAGAGACTCGTTTCCTTAAAGGAGGAAAAGCATTTGTTGAACCTCCTAAAAAAACTGAAACATCACGCGTCTCCGAATGGGAACTAGAACTCAAAGAAATGATGATGGCTCAACAGAAATTCGATGGGCTTAGCATTGAAGAAGAAAGAAGTTTCTGGGAACTCAAACTGGCTCTAACAAAAAAAGGGACAGAGGAAGAGCGTTCGGTAAAAACAAAGTTGTATGAAGTAGCAAAAAGGGCATACGAAGAACA